CACTGGTTCAAGTCCAGTACGGCCTACCACCGAAATCAAGGGCTTGGATGTGCGCATCCAGGCCCTTTCCGTTTTCGGCGCCGCATTTGAAACCACTGCGATTGCGATTGCCGGCGCGCGTCCGCCTGTAAGGGCGCGCGCGTTTTGGCACTATTTTGCGCGACTTTTGGCACTGCCGCCAAGCCTTTCCACGGCCACCTGGAAGTAATGCTCGCTGGCCTCAATTCCGACGAACTGTTTGCCCTGCTGTAACGCTGCCGCGCCGGTGGTCGCCGAACCCATGAACGGGTCGAGGATTCTAGGCCCGCAGGCGGCCACAATGTCCTCCATCAGGGGCAGTGGCTTGCCTACCTGGTGCAGCTTGCCTCCAGCCAGCGGATTGACCCGGAATACCCCAGGAGAGTAGCGGTCGCCCCGGAGCGGCCCCTTGCTTCCCCAGACAATAAACTCCGCCTGGCTGCGAAAACCGCCCTTGTAGGGCCTAGCACCGCCGGTCTTGTCCCAGATGGCCACCCCTCGCCACGTTACACCAGCCGCCTGCATGGCATCGGTTGTAACGGGGAGTTGCCGCCAGTCGGAGAAGACAATCATCAGGCCGCCAGCGGCCAGGCGCTCGGTACAGAGGCCCATCCAAAGCGCCGACCAGTGCAGGTAGCTGCGTTGATCCTTGGTATCGCCCAAGAAGTCCGGGAACTTGGTGCCGCCGCTGTTAAGGTACTTGTCGCCGGTCGATCTGGCGCGGTCTCCCTTGGACTGCCCGCCCGAGCTGTAGGGCGGATCGGTCACCACGGCATCGAAGGGACCAGCAAGGCCGGGGAGCACGGCCAGGCAGTCGCCTCTGTAGAGGTCAGCGCCAGGCAGGCTGACGTGTTCGTTGTTAAAGAGCGTCTTTCGGTTTGCGGTTGCCATCGGGTCTTCCCTTTCGGTTTGACGCTCGATGGCGCTCTGGTTCGAGGCTCTTGGCCTTCACTACATTGAGTGTCCAGCAACGGGGGCACATGATGGCGATGCGGTTGAATTCCGCTTCGGCCAGTTTTCGGTTGCATTTACCGCATCGTATTGTATCCAAGTCTCATATCTTCGCGTGGTAGCCTTGTAACGCCGTGTGCACGGTGGCGGCGCCCTCGGCCTTAACGCAGGTCTGATCTGCGGGCGGCGGCCGGTCGGGTGTTCCTGCACCTTCCCGGTCGCGCCGTCTTTTCTTACATGCTTACAAACTCCAGCGGCGCCCACATTGCCATAGCATCCTTTACGATGGCAGACGGCGTATCCGGTCCATTGAATGCCTCGCCATCCTCGGCATAGATCGCCTTCGCCAGCTCCGTACACTGAAAGCGCTTGTTCCCGTTGAGTGGGCGGCCGGTGATGAAAGACCACACCATCTTCAGCTTCGATTCGTATTCAAACCCGAGGTGCCGGAACGCCCACTCAAGCCCCTTATCAGACAATGGCACTGGCCGCTTGATCCAATAGAACGGCAGCTCGCGCGAAAGGGGAAACAGGCGCACGCCGGACGATACGGACTCGATAATGAATACCCTGCCGGCGAGCACACAGGCCACTCCGACATGGGCGAACTCCGACTGCGTGCCCACTCTGACGCCCTTCACCAGGATGTCGTGCCAGCTCGACCAACCCCCTCCCGACCAGGCCAACAGGTCGCCGGTCTTGATCTGGTCGCGGATCTCGACGTACCTAGACATGTTTTCCGCTTGGGTCGAAATCATCGAGGAAGTGATCGGCAAACCACAGTGCGACCCGCCGTCTCCAACCGGCCTCCCTTGCATACCGCTGCAATCGAGAGGTCACCAGTAGTTCCCTCGGAAGATCGGCGAACAGCAAGGTCATCACGAAAAGATTGACCAGCGCATCGACCAGCAGGCCCAGCAGCAGGAGCGGAATTCCGCAAAGGAACGCCAGACGCGAGATCGTGCCGAGTCTGTGGGCGCGCGACAGGTTCATTACGGCGAGGTAGAGCGTCCAGAGCAGATAAATGCCGGCGACGGACACCAAAAAGTAATCGGTTATCACAGTAGGCCCAGTTCTGCGACGGCAGCGTCTCGCGCCGCAATGACGCCAACCGCATCAGTTGCAGCACCCACCGCCACCTTGCCGCGCCGCCGCGCGCTCTCGATCTGCGCCGCCTTGTACGCCCAGGCGGCTTCCTGGGCGAGGATGTCGTCGGCCGCCTGTTGCGCAGTAGCGCCTGTGGCGTCGATCTCGGCCTGCACCAGGCCTGGCACCGTGCCCGCGTAGCCGCCGGCCTTGAAGGCGGCGGCCTGCTGCGCCTTGAGGATGTAGGTGGCCTCCTGGCCGGGGGCGACGGTGATGTAGCGGGCGCGGGCGGCGCCGGCGCAGGCATCGATCTCGGCGTTCTTCGCGGCCTGCAGCTCATCAAGTGTCAGCACCCAGCCGGCCGGGAACTGCTGCCTCAACACGTCGCGCAACTCGTCGAGCGATGCGATGCGCGTTGACAGGCCACCTTCGTTGAGCCACGCGACGTAGGTGGCATCGTCGGCCGGCACGAAGCCGGGCTCGGCCGAGGAATAGACCTGAGACCCGTCGCCGCCGACGATCCAGAAATGTGCAGCGAGGGTGTAATTAAACATATTGACCTCCAGTCGCCGTTGTACCTGCCACACTGCCTGGGAAGAATGAGGCTCCACCACCGCTGGTATTTATGACTCCGTTCGCTGTCGCCGTGTAGCGCGTCCCGGTTGCCGCACCAGAGATGGTTGACCCCGCATAATCGATGACGGCGGTCGTATGCGCGTACGCAAATAACACAGAGAAAGCGCGTGTGCCAGTCAGCGTGACAGCGTAGCCACGAACAACGCAGTTGCCGCCGTTCCCGGCGTAAATATGATATCCGGCGCCACCGACGACAGAGTAGTTTCCGATGGCGATGATCGCGGCGCCGGCACCGAACGAATAGAGGTGGCAGTCGCTGCCCGCGACCGCGCCGAAGACGATATTGCTGAACAGGATTCTTCCGCCATATAGCGCGCAAAGCGCAGATCCGCCCGTCGTCGTCTGAACTTTCAGGTTTTGCACCTGGAAAGCCGCGCCGTAGTAGGCCATCACGGCACTTGCGCTTGTGGTGCTGAGTATGACATTTGATGGGGTGCCGGCATTTCCGTTGATGATTACGCTGCCACCCCCAACGAATGGCCCATCAATGCGTGACGGGCCAGTGTAAGTGCCGTCAGCGAGCTGAATCGTCGCCACATAACCGTTGAGGTCGTATCCCTCGTGCAGGACGTTGAGCGCCTTTTGAAGCGTGAGGAACGGCGAGCCAGGTGAAAGACCATTGTTGCTGTCACTGCCGGTCGTGGCGACGTAAATTGTGATGTTAGCGGTGAGGCGAATGCGGCCAGCCTGGACAGGGTCGACATCAACCCACAGCACCGTCGCGCTCTTGGCGATGCCGACCATCACGGCATCGGTCGGTGCGGTCGCGGTGATCGCGCCAGCGGTGGATCCATCGAGGTAGTAACGCGCCCCCGGCGTCAGGCCACTGAACAGCGGGCACTCGCCGTAGAGGTAGACCTTGCTGTTGGTGACGTCAGCGATACCGACCGCACGGTTGTTGCTGGTGCCGTCGGCCACGGCCCCGTCGAAGCGGCTGTTGCCGGAATCCCAACGCACGGCCTCGCCGTTGCTGACCGACGCCTCGAAGGTGGCGTTGTTGATGATGACGGCCTTTTGGGAGGCAATCAGCATGGCCTGGATGGCCTGCCGGAGCTGCGTGTAATCGCCCTTGACCAGCGCAAGGCCGGCGGTCTCGACGACATCGCAGACGTTTTCCTGAACGTCGTTGAGCCAGTCGTCGGTAACTGTCGTGGATGGCGTGGCCGTGGCCGGGTTGCCATCGGTAAAGAGGTTGCCTGGTGCGGCGGTGGCATGATCGATTCTGTGCATGGCGGTTCCTTAGGCGTAAGCAAACAGGACGTGGGTATGAGCTGGCTTGAGCCGGTTGATGACGCATTCGAGCAACTCGTTGCCCCAGCTGCGCAGCGGTTCGCCGGCAGACGACCGGCCGGCAGCGAATTCGACGATGCTGGCCTCGGGTGCATTGACCTGCCAGACGAACGTCCAGTCGTCGTTGGTCAGGGCATCGCCGGCAGCGCTATGGCCTGCCTGGAACGGGCTGAACTCCGTGACGGTGATCGTGTAGCCGAGACTCGCCGCCAGGGCGATGTAGTAGGCGGCGCTTTGCCCACCGATGGTGGTGAGCTTGGCCACCAGGGCGGCGCGGCGTTGCGCCGTGGTCTGCGTGCCGGCAAGTGCCTCGACGCAGGGATCGGGCAGGCCGGCAACGCGCTCCCAGTCGGCGAGCAGCTCGGCCGTGGTGCGCGGGTCGGCTTCCTCGACCAAGTCAGCGGCGCGGCCGTCGATGCGCGCCAGCTCATCCGCCCAGGCCAGCAGCAGCTTGGTGAGCGCGGCATCCGCCTGGCGCGGCCAGGCGAAGCCCTGCGGCAGCAGCGCCTGGAGCTGGGCGAGGTAGGCGGCCGCAGTCATACCTGAGGTCAGAGCCATGTGATCGTCCCGAAGGTGGCCATCTCGCCGACGGCATGGGTGACGTTCGCGGCCGGCACGGAGAGGATGTGGTCGTTCTCGCCGGAGGCCAGCGAGATCGCCTCGCGGATGTGCGAGAGCAGGATCGTCGCGCCCGGCTCGGATTCGCGCAGCAGCAGGTCGCGCAGTTCAGCCTCGACGGCGGCGCGGATCGCGGCCGTGTCCGGTGTGAGGTCGATGGTGAAGTTGAGCGGCACGGCGATGGGGGCCACCACCGTGACATCCGCCGTCACCGGCCGCACGCTATCGATGTGCGCCTGTACCGCCGCCACTTCACCGGCATCCGGGATCGGGCTGGCGTCGTCATCGCGCACGAAGCGCACGGTGACGGTGCCGAGGCCAAGCTCGGCCGGATACACCCAGGCGCGTGTCACGCCCGGCACTTCGAGTGCCCAGGCGACGTAGTCATGCTGCGCCCCACCATGCGGGGGCGCCTGGATGCGGGCGAGCAGCCGCGCGCGCAGATCGTCGTCGGTCTCGATGTCGGCGCCGCCGGTGAGGCCGCCGGACGCCACCGTGGCCGTGGCCGAGACGCCGGCGATCGGCGTGTCGAAACTCAGCGACGAAGCGGCCGACGCGTTACCGGCCTGACCGCCCTCGACGGCAGTAACGGCAATCGTGGCCGTGCCGCCGGCGATCGTCGCCTCCGCGTCGGTCGTGTATTGCGCGCCGTCTGAGCGTGCCAGCGTCGAATCGGCTGGAACGATTGCGCCGTTGGTGCCCGTCACCGTCACGTTACCGACGGCGGGCGACGCGGCCTTGCGCTCCACACCCCAGATCGAAGCGTGGCGCTCCAGCATGTCGCCGTCAGCGGTGTCGATGATGACCTGACGCGCGATCCACTCCAGGTAGCCGTAGAGGCCGTGCGCGGCGCCGGAATGCACGCGGGCCAGCACGTTGAGGTTGGAGCGGCGCAGGCGCGCATCGGCGCCGGGCAGGCGCGTCTCGATGTCCGCTTCGGCGCGGTTGATCAGGGTCGGCAGATCGGGGCGGGAGAATGACATGCTGGTATTCCTAAAGCGAAGCCTAGAGGTGGCTCCAAAGGGCCTCGAAGCGGTAGCGGACGGGCTGGCCGTTCGGGCGCGTGATCGCGATCGTCAGGCCAAGCATCTCGTCGCGCGGAATGAAGGCATCGACCTCGACGCGGCTGGCGATGCCATCCTTGATCAGCCAGGCCAGCGCCTCCTCGGCATAGCCCTTGGCCTCGGCCAGCACGGACGGCAGTTGCTTGCGACGGCCGAGCAGCCACAGGCGCGATCCGAAGCGGTCGCCGGTCTTGGCGGCAAAGGCATCTCCCCACCAGCCGCGCAGATCGTCGGGGGCCGGCGTGTCGTCGCCAGCGCGGGCGCGGGCATCGCTGAACAGCGAGAGGATCACGGCGGTGTCGAGGCCGTCGTCGCCGGCCAGGCCGGGCTGTTGCAGCATCCAGTCGGCGCCCTTCTCGTAGCTGATGAAGATCGTGCGGATGTCGCTCATTCGCTGATCCTCATCGAGGCGCTGCCGGTGGCTGGGTGGCCACAGGTCGCCAGGTGGCCTTCACGACAGACGGGGATGCCGTTGATGCGGATGAACGAGCTGCCCTCGGCCATCACCGGCGCGGCGTGCGGCGGAATGCCGTGTCCCTGCACCGGATCACCGAGCACCGACCACAGCGTGCCCTCGACCGTCACGAAGTCTTGCAGCGCGCCGATGATCAGGCCGCCGGCAGAGTCTTGATTGATGCGTGCGATACCGTGCATGGTCAGGCTTTCACGATGTCGAGATTCGGCGTGGTGATCGTGATGCCGGTCGGCGTCATCACGATGCTCGACGCACCGGCCACCAGGTGAATTTCCTTGCCGCGCTTGAAGTGAATGCGATGGTCGGCGCCAGCCTTGTCCTCGTCGGTGTAGATCGCCACCTCACCACCTTGTAGGCCCTTGATGCGGTAACGGCGGTCGTCGGCAGTGATGACGATGCCGTGATCGCGGTCGCCGCCCAGGGACAGGAAGATCGCCTCGGCACCAGGCAGCGGCACCGACGTGAAGCCGTAGTTCTGCACGCGCTCGATGCCGTCGCGCACTTCGCCGTTGAGCAGCTTGACCTGGACGATCTGCATGCCCGTTGCGTCGGATATCAGACTCAGCACGGCGCGCGAGGCCATCAGGCGCAGGCGACGCGACAGGGGGGCGAGTAGCTTTGCGATTTCCCGGCTCATAGCATGCTCCAGTCGTCGCCCTTCTTTTTCTTCTCGCGCTCTTCCTTGTCGTTGAGCTTCTTTGAGAGCTTCGATGCGCCGATGCCAGCCACCAGGTCGAAGGCTTCGCGGCGCGCGATCGCCAGCGTGGTGCGCGTTCCGTTGTCGTCGAGGGTGTAGGTGCAGCCGACGATCAGCATCTCGGCCTGGTCGAGCCACAGCATCGGCGACGTGACGGTGACCAGCGTGTTCGGCTGCCACAGCTTGCCGTCGGCATCGCGCCAGCCCTGGACGGAGATCGTGCCGCGATTGCCGCGACCCATGCGCACGTTGCGCTCCCACGTCGCGCGATCGCGCAGCGTGGCGCCGGCGCCGTGAGCCTCGGCCAGCACGATCAGCGGGCGGTAACGGGTGATCGCGTCGTCGCGGGCGCTGGCGGATGGGCCGGCGGCATGCTCGCCGAAAAAGTCGTCAGTGGCGCGTTCCTGCCCCTTGACCGTGATGATCGAGTAACGCTCTTTCCAGCTGAATTGCCCGCGTGCATCGAGGATGTTCTCGCCCTCGACCAGCGCTGTTTCCACGCGCGTCTTGCCGGCGCGGGTAATGACCAGGTTGCCCTCGCCGTCGGAGATTAGCAGCACGGCCTTGAGGCGCGCGGCGCGCTCGATGCACTCGAAGGCGGTCTCGCCCTCCTGGATGTTGTAGCTGGAGAAGGGCTTGCCGATGTCGGTTTCCACCTTGACCTTGATGCCGAAGGGCGCGCACAGGTCACGGGCGATCCGATCCAGCGGTGCGTTCGTCCATTGGCCGGCCTTGTGGATGGCGGAACAATCCACCAGGTCGCCGGTGGCATCCCGTCCCTTGACGGTCAGGCTGTGCGCCTGCTTGCCGAAGCTCGGCTCGGCATCGTCGACGTAGCCGGTGATGACCGTGTCGTCATCGAGCTTGAGCGAACACTTTTCGCCAGGGCGGATAGGCCGGCCGACCGACTGGCCAGGCCAACGCTCGGTCACCCCCAGCTCGAAGCCGTTGGCGATCTGCTCGATGGAGCGCGTTACAGAGACGCGCTGCCAGCCGCCGTAGATCTCGGTACCGACGTAGAGTTCGGCGCGGCCGCTCATGCCAGCACCTCAAGCGCTACGCCACCGGGCACGAAGCCAGGGTGACGGATGATGATCGGGTTGCGCGCAACGATCTCGGCCTCGCGCGCGGTATCGCCGAAGGCGCGGTAGGCCACCACCAGGGCCGGCAGCGTGGCCGGCATCGAGATCGCCGACAGGCGGGGCAGATCGGCGCCGCGCGCGGTGATGTCGCGCACCACGGCGGCACGCAGATCCATCAGGGCATTGAACACGGCGACCGAGGCCGTGGCCGCCTCGTCTTCCAGCGCATTCGCCAGCTGCTCGCGGATGGCGACGGCCTGCTGGTAGGTGATACGCGGCGCACCAGGAGTGACCGGCGTCGTGAAGTCGAGCCGGGCCGAAGCGCGGGCCGCCTCGATGACGGCTGCACGCCGCACCAGGGACTGGATCGCGGTGCGGTTGGCCGCCTGTACGCGACGTGACGGCGTGGTGGCTGCCGGCGCCGGGCGCTTCGAGTTCCAGCCGAACAGCCGGCCCATCGCGGCGAGCGCATCGAGCGGCCGCTGGATAGCGCCGCGCAGGCCGGCGTAGAGACCGAAGATCCGGGTAGCCACCGTGGCCGGCGTGGTGATCAGGCTGGCCAGCGAAGAGCCGACGGCCGACAGGTCATTGACGAACTCGCCGACGACCGACAGATCCGGTGTGATTGCCGCGCGGGCGGCATTGATGGCCTCCAGGGCGTCGCCGATCAGTTCCCTGGCATTGATGCCGACGAACTCCGGCGTGTCGCTGACATCGAAGACTTCCGCGAATTCTTCGGCGGCGGCCTGCTCGGCCACGTCCGCCGCCTCGTCCGTCACGGCGGCGGTGTTGGTGTCGGCGGCCGGCTGGGTGTTGTCCGCAGTCTCGGTGAAGCGCAGCGTGAAGCGCGCCATGCCGCCCTCGTCGGTCAGGGACTCGACGAAACGAACGGATGCGACCAGGGCGACCTGCATGCGGCCGAGCGTCGGGTGCACAAGCTCGCCGGCACCGGGTTGCTTGAGCGCATCGCGCAGGGCGTCGCGGGCCGGGAAGTAGTCCTCACCGACGATGATCGCTTCCAGGGTGAATTCCCCAGCCTTGCGTCCCATGTCCTCGACGAAGGGCTCATCGCGCAGCGGGTATTCATGCAGCACGCCGCGACGGCCTTCCTCGGTGTCCGCGCTGCGGACATAGAACGGCACACCCCGGAAGCTGGCCGGCTGGAGTTGATCGCGCCAGGTCATGGCGCCACCATCATCATGCCGCCGTCGACCGACAGCGGCACGTCACGGTTGTCGGAGCGGGCAGACATCGACGAAACGCGGCCGTCCTGATCGATGCGGATGCGCACCTCTCCGCCGATCTTCGCCTCGCGGAGCTTGTCGTTGATCTCGACCGCGCGGCGGGCTTCTTCGTTGCCGAACAGCGCCAGCACGCGGGCTACGCCTTCGCCGATCTTGTCGCCGACGACCGTGCCCTCGATGAATGCCTTGTTGATTCCGGTACCGACGGCATAGCCACCAGCGCCAGCAGCCATTACTCCGGCACCGGCGGTGGCCAGGCCAGCCGCGCCCATCGATCCCCAGGCCGAGAGCGGCAGCCCACCGGCCAGCACGGCCAGCGACTTCGCCCGGCTGGCCACCTTGCCGGCAGTCCCGGCACCGGCGGCGCTGCCGGCGGCCGTGGCCGCGATCTCGCCGACGGCCGAGCCGCCGATCGAGGCGGGCCAGTTCACCACGAAGACCGGCGTCACGCCGGCGGCGGTTTCCAGCGCCTTGCCTTCGGCCACGCCGGCGGCCGTGCCGCCGAAGCGCTTGGCCAAGCCACCGACCGCCATGCCGCCGTAACGCGCGGCGGCCAGCGTGCCCAAGGCGAGCGCGGTACCGCCGACGATCATTTCCTTGCCGGACAGACCCAGCCCGCCGTTTTCCTTCTTGTCCATGCCGAACTGGATGGTCTTGGACAGCACGTCGTTGATCGGCTTGGCGAAGTCGTCGGCAGCCTTGCGCAGTTCGGCCTTGAGCCGGCCGGTCTGATCCACCGCGTTACTGATCGCCTCCGGCAGATTCTTCTCGATGGTGCCGCCGGCTTCGCCGATGGCCTTGGCGAACTCATCCACCTTGCCAAGCATGTCGCCGCCGAGCAGCGTCTTGAGGCCCTTGATGGTGTCGAGGTCGGCCTTGCCGAACGCCTTCTGCATGAACAGCGCGCGATCCTTGTCGGTCTTGAGCTTGTCGTACTCCTTCTTGACGTCGCGCAGCACGGCCACCGGGTCGCGGCGGGTGCCATCCTTTTCGAAGAAGCGGACGTTGGTGGCCTGCGCTGCTTCCTTCATGTAATTGAGGTTGGTGAACAGGCGCAGCGTCGAGTCGGCCAGTGTGGCCAGGCGCTCGGGCTGACGCTCGACCAGGGACAGCGCCTCGATGAAGCCCAGCGTCTTGTCGAAGCTCATGCCGGCGCTGGCGGCATTGACGCCGACGCGGCCAAAGATGTCGGAGAGGTTTTGCAGCTCGGCGTTGCCCTGGCGGCCGGCAACCGTCATCTTGTCGAGCAGCGAGATCGCCAGGCCGGGCTTGGCCAGGTCGAACTGATAGGCGGTACCGGCGACCGACAGGCTCGCGGTCAAGCGGTCGGCGCTGGCGCCGGTAACGGCCATCGCCTTGTTGGTGGCGTCGATCACCGGCAGGGCCTCGCGGAACTTGAGGCCGGCCTGCACGGCATTATTGAAGCCCAGCTGCAAGTCATCGACCTGCTGGCCGGTATCGCCGGCCATGCGGAACAGCTCGCGGCGCAGCTCAGCCACTTCGGCGCGCGTCATGCCAGCGGTCTGGCCGATCTGCGTCAGCCCCTTGTCCATGCGCGCCGACTGCATCAGCGAGGCGACGGTGCCGGTGGTCAGGCCCAGCGTGGCCAGTTGCCCCTGGATCGATCCGAGCGCACCCTTGAGCGCGTCGAACTCGCGCTTCGCCGTCTGCCCGAACCGGCGCACCCCGCCCTCGGCCTGAGACAGGCCGGAAACGAAGCGCGCCGCATCCGTGTAGAGACGCAGCGCAAGTGATAGATCTCGGTTGCTACTTCCCATCGCTCTTTGCCTTAGTTAGGACTTCCAGGTAGTGAATAAATTCGTCTGCCGGGAGCGACAGGATCTCGGCGCGGCTCCAGCCCGTTTTAAGAGCCAGCAGCAGCACCTTGTTCAGGAAGCTTGTTCTGCGCTCCCGTCGCCCCCGCCCACCTCCCCCTCCGATTCCAGCTCCATCTGCTTGGCACGCAGGACGCGGTAATCGGCGGGCTTGAGGCCGCGCAACATGCCGACCGTGAACGGGCCGGTGAAGGTGCCGATGCGCACCAGCTGGCGCAGCATCATCTGGCCGTTGAAGGCCAGCGGCCGGTGCACATCTACCTCGTTCTCAGCATCGAACATGTCGCCGGTCATGGCCTCGCGCATCTCGAAATCGCGATGCGTCGTGCCATCGATCACCAGGCCATTGGGGAGACTGCCCTTGACGGTCTTCATGCGCCGACCTCTTCACACTTCATGCCCTGGAAGCGCAGCTTGACCTCGCCCTTCGACAGCTCCAGCGCACCGACGCACCAGGCGTTGCGCAGCACATAGCTGGTGCCGGTGTCGGCGTCGAAGGAAACCGTCTCGTCGGTCATGCCCTGGAAGTCCGCCAGGCGGGTGGCGGCGCTGTGCGAAACGACGCACTCGACCTCGGGAATGACGGACTTCTCGGTGAAGCCGAGCACGCCGGCATCGCCGACGACGCCTTCGCGCTCGACGTCGGAGTACTTGAGCGTCGCGCCTTCCTTCGAGGACAGACGCTCGCCTCGAACCATGATGGCCACGCGGCCGGTAAGTTGTGCCATCGCTTATCTCCTAGAGGATGTATTGAACGGCCGCAGCGAACACATCGAACTGGTTGACCACGTTCGGCGGGATGACGGCATTGACGCGGCACTCGTCCGCTTCGGAGCGCAGCACGATCAGGTCTTTCTTGAACTGCGCCAGATCTTCGAGCAGGCCCACCGTTGCGAGCTGCCCGGCGGCCGCGATCAGCGTGTTGCGGATCAGCTTGGGCGTGGCGATCTTCTGGCCAGGGCTGACGTATTGCAGCACGTCGTCGCCGGCCAGCTTGTGGGCCGGGTAGTCGCGCACCACGGCGAAGCGGAAGACGTAACGCATGTAGTCCACCGTCCACTTGGTGTTCAGCTTGAGCAGGCTGCGGTCGTTCATGCCGAAGGTGTTGGTCTGGTAGGTCGTGATGACCTGCTCGACCATCGCCGCGCCGGACGGATCGAAGATGATGGTGCTGATGCCATCGTAGAGCAGCAGGTTGCGCTCGGCGTCGGTGAAGCGGTCAGCCTCGGCCGGCGCCATCACGTCGGGCAGCGCCAGACCACGGAACGGGATGGCCGGATCGTTGGCGCCGGAACGCTCGACCGCAGCGGCAAACTGCGCGGCGACCACCCAGGGCAGCGTCGGGCAGCCCTTAAGGCCGGCGAACGTGGTGTGCGGGCTGTTGCGCGCCGCGCCGTAGGCCGCGAGGCTGGCGAAGGTGCCGCCCTTGAAGCCGAAACTGTGGCCGGTGCGCATGTCGAGGCCGCCCCAGCGGCTTTGCAGCTCGCTCTCCATCGCCGTGACGTTGGCCACATCCGTCCAGGGCATCACCACGGTGTAGAAGGCGCCGGTGCTCATGGCCGCGATCGCGGTCAGCACATCCGGGTTGCCGGTGCCGCCGGACATGGCCACGATGGTGCCCGTCATGCCCTTCGGCGTGAATTCGCCGGTGTAGTAGTTGAGGCGCACGTCGATGCCGTTGCCTTCTTCGCCCTTGTGGCGAGCGGCCAGCGTTACCACGGCCGCGTTGGCGGTGGCAGTAACGGCCAGATCCGGCAGCGCGGTGATCGCGGCGGCTACGGCGGTCGCGATCGCGGTGGCGGTCTGCGAGGCAGTGATGCCGACGCGCACCGGCTTGCCGCCGATGTAGAGGTTGAGCGTGCCCGCCTCGGTCGGCGAGCCGGCGAAGGTGATCGTGCCGGTGGCGGCAGCGCCAGCGCCCAGGTCATCGAGGGACAGCGCCCACAGATCGGCGGTCGGGTGCGCCTTGAGCGCGGCCGGGATCATCTGCGCCAGCATCGAGCCGCGACCAAAGTAGTTGACGCCATCGGCCTCGCGGGTAACGCGGGTCAGCACGCCGGCGGCGACGCTGCCGGTCGAAAGACGCTGGCCGAGCAGCAGCACGCGGCGGGTCATGTTGGGCAGGCCGCGCACGGCGCGGGTGTGATCGATCTCCAGCCAGGCGCCGGGAATGCGCCAGTCGGTCGGGATCGACATGAAGGTGATGTTGTCGGGCATGGTGCCTCCGTCCAGGTTGAGGGGCGTTACTGATTACTTCTTGGGCTTGAGCGCGGTGACGTTCGCGGCGTCGTCTCCGGCGGGCGGGGGCGACACGTCGTCGAGGCGCACATCGCCGTCGAACTCGCGGCGCAGCCAGAAAGAATCGCGCTCGACCGTCTCGCCCTCGGCCTTGAGGATCTGCCCGTCGGGCTTGCGCACTCGGGCGCCGTTGATGGGGGTGGCGATAACCTTGGGCATGTTGGTCTCCAGTTAGGGTTGCAAGGTGACGGTCTCGGACAAGTCCGGGGCCGATGTGGTGTGGTCGGGCGGATCGCCGGCCCACTTGGCATGCTCGGTGGCGCTGACGTGCGGATCGATGTCCCAGCTGGCGCGGAAGGTCTTGAAGAGCGCCAGGGCGGCTTCGTCGAGCGCCGGCGGCAATCCGATCCAGCCGGACGAACGCACGCGCACCACGGCGACCTGGAGGCCGTTCTGCGTCAGCAGGGCGTCGGCCAGGTATTCGATACCGACCACGCTCCAGTTGATGTCGCCGGCGACGCCGCGATCGGCGATCGCGGCCACGCCCTCGACGATCTGATAGAGGCCGATGGCTTTGCCGTCACCCTTGCGGGCGGCTTCCTGCCCCCGGCTGCTGCGTGCCACGCAGCCGATGCCGTAGTGCAGATAAAGCTCGCCCTCGCGCAGGGTGATCTGTCCGGGGGCCACATAGACCGCCGGCGCCTCGGCGCCGAATCGCTTGACCAGGTTGTCGCCGTCGATCTCGGGCAGCGCGCCGACCGTGGCCAGCTTGAGGCCGAGCGGGGAATTCTTGACCAGGGCGACCAGACCGTCTTCGCACTCAGCCAGCATTGGCGCCCCCTTGGGTTCGTGCCTGGATGCGCGTCTGGATGATGTCCAGGATGTCGTCGCGGTCGTCGTCGGAGATCCCGAGGAAGGGCCGCGCCGGCATGGTGACCTTCTGCACGGTGGCGAAACCACCGTTGGTCAGGCGGAAGCGCAGCGAGCCACCCTTGGCGCGGATCTCGCCGCCGAACTGGTGGATGGCCGCATAGATGCGGTTGACGCCCCATTCGGCGAAGTCACGGCCGTGACGACCGGAGATTGAGCCGGAGAGGTGGCCATCCTTGGTGAGCGTGCGCCCCCCGGTGATACGGGCGCGCAGGCTCGGCTTCCACTTCTGGCCGTCCGGCCCGGTCTCGGTGCGGAAGCGCATGCGGGTGCTGCTCTCGCCGATGGCGGCGATGTCGGCCATTACCGGCCCGGCATCCCGGCCCAGGGCGATCAGGCTGCGCAGCCCGGCATGCAGCTGCGCGTCGTCGATCTGGTAGGAGAAGCCGACCATCAGCGCAGCCCCCCATTGTCCGGGCGGCCGAACACCTTGGACGGGCTGGTCATCTCGACCATGCCGCCCTGCGCTGCGGGCGCGGTGTCGCCGGTGGCGGTGGTGCCCAGACTGACCTTGCCGGCGGAAATGTCGCGCAGCACGGCCACGGCCGCGTCGCGACGTTTCTGGATGGTCTCGGTCGCCTGGTCGTCGTAGAGGTGGTAGCGCGCCAGGTCGCAGGCCAGGCGCTTGACGATCGAGGGCGCCGGGTTGAGCGGCACGCTGTAACGCGTGGCCACGTAGCCGTCGATCTCGCTGTCGGCGTCGGCCAGCGCGCCGTTGATGAGGGCCAGCGTCGCCGCAGCGGCCGCCTGCTCTGGCGCGGTGAAGCCGGACATGTCGCCGCCGACCGCCGCCGTCGAAAGCATCGCGGCCGTTACAAGGCGCGGGATGCTCCGATCGGCGCGCTGGGCGATCTCTTCGGCAGAGAAGCGTTCCAGCAGGTTGGCGGCAGTGGCGTAGGTCACTTAAACGGCTTCCTTGATGACGATGTAACGCGTGCTGGTGAGATACATATCGTCACCAGTCATGTCGGTCGGGTTGTTGAGGACACGCTCTAAGGCCAGCTTGTCGGGCTCGCCTTCCGGGTAGCCCTTGTCCCAAACCTGCACGACAACCTTGTAGTTGCTGCCGTCGGCGTTCTCGATGCGGACGCGCTTGGTCACTTGCTTTCCTTCTCGGCGACCGGCAACACGACCAGCATCGGCTCGGCGAGGAGCTGCTCGATCTGCTCCTCGGTGAACTCGTCGGCGCTGACCGTGACCTCCTCGGCGGGCCAGGCGCGGCCTGCGCGGCGGAAACCGGCGACCTGCGAGCGCACGACCAGCTTGCTCACCTTGATCTCGGCGGCGGCCTTTTCCGGCGCCTGGTCTTTCTCCGATTTCTCCGGCGCGGCGACCTTCGCTTTCTCTTCCTTTGCCATTTCGTTCTCCTGGTGGTTAGGTGCTGAGGGCTTACAAAAGGCGGCCGGTCGCCCGACCGCCTTCAATCAGCCAGCGCTTAGCCGAGCCACGGATTGACGATCAGATTGACCGCCTTGTAGTTGGTGTTGCTCTCGCCGCTGGCCAGGTATTCCTTCATCAGGACGGCCTCGGCCTCGGCGCGGCGGCTCGGGCCGCACACCAGGTGCGTGGCCATCACCGGCAGGGGCTGGCCATCCACCTTGCGCTGAGTCTCCAGCGCCAGGCGGGCGGCGGCGAAGCTCGCGGCATCGAGCGTGGCCTTGGAGCCGTAGGCGAGCTGGTGGAAGCCGAAGCCGGCCACGTAGCGCGCGTCGGCGCCGAACAGCAGCTTCCGTTCCATGAAGACGTTGGTGTCGTCGGGCTTGTTCATCGGGACGAACTCGGCCTTCTTGCGCTCCTGGAAGATCAGCGGCTTCATGAAGCTGCGCGACAGATCCATCAGGAACCAGGGGGCGCCGGCGCCGCCGCCGGTGTTGCTCCAGGAGGTCTCCGCCCCGGCCGCCGTGTAGCCGACGTGATCGGTATCGAAGAAATACTGGCCGTCGAAGCCCTTGGTGGCGAAGCCGTTGGGCAGCAGGCCCCACACCAGGGAATCCGGATGCGCGGCGACCAGTTCGCCCTGCATCGAGAACATCGGCTGGTAGATGCCCAGATGATCGTCATCGATGTCGTTGCGGTCGACGCCGATCGTGTGCTCGTAGTTCTTGTTGGTGAGCTGGGCACCGGCCGATTCCAGGTTGAGGATCTGGCGCTGGCCAACCCATTCGCGCATGCCGGGCAGATCCTTCATCCAGCCGTAGTTCTCGGTCTTGGTCGTCGACGGGATGCGCATGGCGACTTGCTCCCAACTCGGCTTGACCGAGCCGAAGCCCATCTTGAACGCCGCGTTGAAGCCTTGCTGAAGGGCTTGCAGGCTGGCCGGGGTGAGCACCAGGCCGCCGAAGGCGATCATGGGCATGTCGCCGCCGCCGGACATCAGGGACGACATATCGACGCCGGCCTGGACCGGCAGAGCAAACAGGGCAGCCAGGCCCGCGAGGGCGACGGCAACCACAAGGGAAAGACGCTTCATGTTGATCTCCTATATGGAAGGGGGGGCGCGTTACAGACCGACCTTCACCCACACCCCGTCGGCATCGACGGCGACGACCTTGCCGGCGACGGAGCGGGTGTTGGTGCCGGAGGTCTTGGCGACCGTCTGGTCATCGACGATGTAGCAGTCGGCGCCGACGTCGGCCTGGGCGATCAGATCGCCGGCGGACGAGTTGCCGAACTTGAAGATGCCGCGCTTGACCTGCACGGAGACATCGCCGTTGGAGCCGGCAGCGTTATCCACCGTCTCCTCGAAGCGGCCGATGGCGACCAGGCCGGTGGCGGTGGTGCCCGGCGCGGCGTAGCCGGCGTTGAGGACGGCGATGCCACCCTGAATCGGTTTGACCGCCGCCTTGACGGGAAAGCCGAAGACGTCGCCGGCACGTTCCGGCGTGTTGCGCGCAGCAGTGAGAGCAGCCATTGCTTATGCCTCCAGTTTGCCGGCGGCGAATTGGTCGGCCGTCAGGCCCAGGGCCTTCATGACCGCCGTGTCGGCGTCGGTGTGTTGATGGGATTTGCCGTCGACGCCCTTGCCGCCGGACTGCGTTTCGCCCGGCTTGACCACCACCGGCGCAGCTTCGACATAGGACTTGAGGGCGGCGAGATCAGACTTGCCCAGGTCTCGCGCCCACTTCTCGGTGGCCGGCGTGAGCTTGCCGGCGGCGAGCGCGGCCTTGACGACCTTGTCGACCTCGGCTTCGTGCTTTTCAGCCTTCAGCGCGGCCAGCTCGGTGGTCGCGGTGGCCAGCTCGCCGCGCACGGCGGTGAGCGTGGCGACCTCGACATACCTGGCCGGGTCGGGGGCCTCGGTCGACTTGGCGCGCAGCGCGGCCAGTTCGCCGGTGTGGGCGGTCTTCAAGGCGTTCAGCGCAGCGAGCGCTTCGGCCTCGGTTGCCGTCTCGGGCAAACCGAGCGCGGCGAGCAATGCTTTCATGGGCATCTCCTCTTCGGGTTGGACTACTTGGGCAAACCTCGCGGCCAGGGCGGACATGGCGGCCAGATCGGTCAAACCGTCCAGGCCGGCGAAGTTGGTGAGCGCGGCATGCGCCACGGCCAGAACGCGGCCGGTACGCTTGTCGTAGGGGAAAACGGGGCTGATGTAGCGGTATTGCTTCGCGGCGATCATCGAGGCGGCAGCGGCCGTCCATTCGACGTCGACGGCATAGAGGCCGTCGACGCGCGCCTCCAGCTTGCCGATCCAACCAGCGGCCGGGGCGGGCTTGCCGTTGGCCTCGGCGTGAAGAGTCTGGTGCTCGTAGTCGATCACCCGCGCATCGCTGCGGGTATTGAACGCCGAGGCGATGGCGACGGCGCTGGCCTGGTCGAGCAGCCAGCCCTCGGGGATGCCGGCCGGGCGACCGGAACCGTCGGCGGCCTTGAAGCGGCCATATGGCAGCAGGCGGAATGCCTTGGGCGGCGAACCGGCATGGCCACCGGCCGTCAGATCGACGGACAGGGCGGCGAGGGCGAAGGTGGCATTCGGTTTCGGCATGCCGGCAGATTGCCGGGATGCGGGCGGCGGCTCTATTAACCGCCGTTAGAAATGCAGATGCAGCGGCGCGCGCGAATTACGCTATCACAAAGCCAGCTCTGGCGGGACGGTGCTCAGGGGGTTATACTGGAATTGCTGATCGCCGCGAGGTTCTGGAAAAGCGCCGTCAGATATCATGGGGCGAAAGCCTGATGATCATGCGGGAGCGCCTGGCCCGACCAGGATGGCGTCCCGCCCGGCGATCACAACTCTCCTTCCAGCAGCGTGAAGTATTTCCCGGTCAGGTTGTCCCGCTCGACAATGTGCCCGCTGCGCACGGCATTCGTATAGGCGTCGCCCTTGAGCTTGAAGTTCGGCCGCACCGCGACGCGAATGTACTTGCCGTCCGCCCGCCGCCAGGCATACAGGATCGCCTCCGCCCCAGGCCGTGCGTCGTAGAGCACCGCGTCCGGCTTCGCCAGCCGCTCAGGCAGGGCATACACCTCCGCGCGGGGCTTGGCCTTCTCGCCCTTGCGCTCGGCGGCGAGCAGGTGCGCCACCTCGCGCTGCTCGATGGAGAGACCGGCCGACTCCAGCGCCACGCCCGCCGAGGCCAGCGCCGCCACCGATCGCTCAGAGATTGCCCCAATCACGCGCCGGCCGCCCAGCCCTTTCGCGCCGCCGGCCTCGATGGCATTCACCCAGGCGGTATAGCCCTGCATCAAACCCGGCATGACCGTGGGCGCCGCCTGGCGGAACGCCGCCGCGCCCAGCGCGGCCGGCCCCCGCTCCACCTTGTCGGCCAGCATCTGGCCGAGATTCGCCAAGCGGCCGCCCGGCGGATAGTTGAACTCGGGGTCGACGCCGGCTGGCACGCGCTGCGTCTCGCCGGTGCGCTTGTTCGTGTAGTCGGTGTAACGCTCGGGCGGCGCCTGGCCGACCTTGAGACCCTGCCGCGCGATCTGACGATCGCCGACCTGAATCACGCGGCACTTGCAGCCCCAAGCCTTCACCGGCATGTGCGACTGCCACCACGGATCGTCGGCCAGCAGGACCAGGCCATCCCAGGCGGCATGCTCTTTCCGCTCATGAGCGCTGGGCGTGTGGTCGTACATCAGGTAAGGCAAGGTCGCCTTCGATTCCTGGATGCGAGCCCACTGGCCCTCGGCATGCGCGGTGCGCAGGTTGGTGTCGTAGATCACCTTGAGCCGCCGCGTGCTGCCGAGCTGCACTTCCTTCACCTCTCCGGTGGCCGGATCGGCCATCATGGCCCGCCCCCACCAGCCGCGCTTGACCAGGTTGGGCTTGAGCGCCGCCTTGAAGGTCTCGAAGGTGGTGCCATCGGCCAGGGCAGCATCGACCTGGTCGCGGATCTCCACCAGCAGATCGAGCTGCATGGCCTTGGCCACGGTGAACGCGGCCTGGTGTTCCTGCTGCCAGACGTCCCGATGATCGAAGCCGATCTTGAAGCCCTTCTGTCGGAAGAACTCGACGGCCGCCTCGGGGGGCAACCCAAGGACGTTCGAGAGGGGAAATGGCGACTTTGGCACTTACCGACCTCCGCTCGCGCCGAACGATAGCGTTACCGGCGCGTTACTGGCCTCGCTGTGCGCTTTTCGCTGGCCGGGTGGTATGCGGGTAGCTACCCGATACCTAAAACGCCCCAAAAGCCCGATTTTCATTTTCACCCCCCCCTGAACAAAACGACCAGCTCCCGGTCCCGTGTCCGCCGATCACGTTGGACGGAACGGCGAACGGGTGTCGACCGATAGAACAATGCCGCCCCGGTCGCGGGGACGCCGGGCGGCGCGACCGCCGCAGCGACGCCCGCAGCCACTTGGGACAACAGGTCAAGCATGACATTCGAGACGCCGGAGATCCAGGCCGGGGCCTCGAAGACGACGCCGGCCGCTTCCTGCATCAGCCCCGCCAATGATTGGGCGGCCTCCCCGCAGATCGCCACAGCCCCGGCCGCCTGTTGCACCACGGTGCCGAGGTTTTCCGCCTGTCCGGCGGTGATCTGGGTCTCGCCGGCGGCCGACGATGATAGGGGCGCGAGCTGATGCTCTGCCGCCGCCGCGATCGCCATCTGTCCCTGGGCGCCCTGAGTGAGCAGACCAAGAATCTGCGCGCCCTCGGCAGCGATGCGGACACCTGCCGCAGTGGACTGCGTGAGCGGGCCGAGGAGCTGCTCCGCGAGGCCGAGAACGGCGACCGTGCCTGCGGTGATCTGCACCAGCTCACCCAGCGGGGCGGACTGGATGCCTTCGACGGCGATCGCGCCGGCGGCCGATGCGGTAGCGGCATCGAGGATCTGCGCGGCGCCCCCCGCGATGTCGCCTTGGCCGGCGGCCGTCTGGGTAAGCAGGCCCAAAACCTGGCTGCCCGCCCCGGCCAGCGCCACGGCGCCCGCAGCCTCCTGGGCGAGCGCAGCGAGGGTGGCGGCCTGCTGGCCGCTCACCCCGCCTTGGGCCGTCGCCTCGAAGAACCAGTCGCCCCAGATCGCCGCATCGGCGGCATCCAGGTCGCCCCATTGCAGGTGCCGGCGCACAGGCAGCAAACCGCGACCGCGACCGCGACCGCGACCGCGCAAGAGCCATGCCGAGTCGAGCTGGCCGCCTTTGCCGGTGATGGCCACGGCTTACCCCTGGGAAACGATCATTTGCCCCGAGATGCTCGACGCGGTGGTTGCACTCGGGATGAACAGCAGGAAGGGCACGGTGTTGTCGAACAGGCGCGGAAAGCCGCCAGTCAGCGCGTCGATGGCGTTCGGAGTGTTGGCGCCCGTGAGTTCCAGTCGCGCCAGTTCGCGGTAGGCGACGAGGGAAGCCGCGCCGGATGTCCAGGTCGCAGACAGGGTGAAGGTCTGGATCGAGCGCACGCCGATGTCGCCGGCGGCCAGTCCGATCGGGTAGAAGGCGCCGATGGCCGAGGAGGCCACCCCGGTCAGGATGCCCGCGCCGGTCTTGCCGGCCGTGCCGCCCTGGTTGGTGTAGCTCATCGACAGCGTGGGCGTGCCCGCGCCGGTGGCCGTGGCGACCTCAAGCCCGACGAATACCTGGTTGCCGTTGGCCGTGCCGTCGGCGTCTCGCGCCGGAAAGGCGGCGCTGTTGATCGTCTGCGCCGAGGTCGAGGTCATGACCAGGCCGGAGTTGTGCCAGAGCCGGTCGCACAGCACCAGGGTGCCGGCGACGGTGGCCTGTGCCTGGAGGCGGGCGAGGTAACTGTTCCCGCTCGCCGGGTTCGAGAAGGGGAGTTGCCCGTTGTAGGCGGTGAGTGCGGCGCCGGCGAGTCCCGGCGTTGGCGCCACGGCCGCACCCGGCATGCCGGCAAGGTAGAACAGGCTGTGCGGGCGGCCGGCGACGAGCGTGGGCGTGGCCGCCTTGGCAAACGGACGCGGGTACTGCATGCCGGCCAGAACGCCGTCGAGCGTGGCGATGGCCATCAGGCGTTGCCGTCCGTCTTGGTCATGCCGGTGATGGTCACCGTCTGACCCTGGGCAATATTCACGTTGTCGAGGGTGAGATCACCGCCGCCCCCGGTGGCGGTGATGGTGCCCTGCTCGTGGCAGCTGGTGTTCGTGCTGTCGTAGATGCGGTAGTAGCCAGCCACGCCGCCCGTGATGCCCGTCGACTGCCAGACGCCGGAGAGGGCCTTGCTACCGGCGCTGGCGTTGGCGTAAAAGTCTGCCGGCAGTGTCATCTCGACCAGCTTGGTGCCGGTGGCCGCCGCCGCGCAGGAAGCCGGCGCGCTGCCGGTGTAGATGTGCAGCTTGGGGCTGGCGCCGATGGCGCTCTCGATGGCATCGAGCCGGGCGTTCCTCACGGCGACGGAAAACTGGACGGTCATGGTCTCTCCTCATATTCGGTGATGGTGCGGGTGACTTCGAGTGTCTCGAGATCGCGCTCGACGGTCTGCACGGCGCGGGCCGGATGGGTGGGCACCACCACGGTAGTCACCGGCGATGGCTGGATCTCGTTGGTAACGCTGACCGGGGCCGGCTGCACTTCGTTGGTGACGGTCACCACCGGGGCGGCCACGGTGACAACGGGGGCGGCCGGGTCGGGTACATGGATATGCGCCTCGACGGTCACCTGGGCCTGGGGTGCCGGCTCGGTCGGCTTGGCTGCGGTGAGGGTCGCCAACAGCGTGGCGTGTCGATCCGCGTCGGCGACGGCGATCCGCGTCAGGGCATCAGCCAGCCCGGTCAGAGCCTCGGTGGTCGTGTCCGGGCGGTCGGCGCGGCCGAACAGGCGGGCGGCGAAGGTGCCACTGGCCAGCAGGCCGACCAGGGCGTCGGCGTCCATCTGTTCGAGCACCTGCGGCAGCCGGGCGCGGAACTCCTCCAGCGTCTTGCACTCCTCCATCAGCCGCTCGATGGGCGAGACCAGCGGCTCGGTAACGCGCTCCCAGTCGCTGGCCATGTCGGCGGCCAGGTGATCGAATTCATCGGTCGGGGAGGTGCCCGCCCGCATCGCGGCCAGGGCCGCCTTGGCCTTGTCAGGCGCTACATCCGGCGTAGCGCCCAGGGTTTCCTCGCCCTCGGCAGGTTCCGGGATGCGCCCCTTTTCATGCACCCACTTGACCGGGATGGTGCGCATGCCGGCCTTGACAAGCTTATCCACGCCGTCGGCCAAAGCGACCAGGTCTTCCGGCTCGCCGGTGTCGAACACCAGGCGCGGGCAGCGCGACAGGCTGTCAACGCCGCCCCGGTTGAGCGCCAGCAGCGGGTAAAGCACGTCGCGGGTGGCGGTGCCGGCGATCTGCCGGGCGTCGGCGTTGCGGATATCCTGGCGCACCTCGTTGTGTACGTTGGCCACGCCGGAGCCAAGGCCGGTGGCGCGCGCCTCGCTCGATGTCGTCTGGCCGAGGACGGCCTTCGACTGCGCCCGGTCGGCCCAGTCGATCATCGCCAGGTGCGGGGTGCCGCTGCCGTCGGCCGAGACCTTCTCGATCTCGATGGCCATGTCGGCCGGCATGATTGCGCGGGCGTCGTGGCCGAGCGCGGTAACGGCGCGCATCAGGCTCGCCTTTTCATCCTTGCTGGCGCCCTGGTAGTACTTACCCAGCACGATGGGCAGGCCGTAGGTTTCGAGGAACTCGGCGAAGTCGCCCAAGCTGTACGCCTTATAGAGGAAGGGCCAGACCAGGGCGCGGTGCAGGCCCATGCGGCCGAGGTAGCCGGTCTTGGCCTTGCCGTGCGTGTGCAGCACCCAGCCGAAGGGCTGCATGGCGGCGCCGTCGGCGCTGGCATCGATCAGGCGCAATTCCCTGCGGAACCTGTCGAGCTGGAACCATTCCTGCGGTCGGGGATGGAAGGCCGGAAGCCACTCGGCCCCCTCGCGCCGCCATTCCAGCTCGACTGCCGCGAAGCCGTGACCGACGCCATCCATGAGGGCCAGCAGCAGATCCTCGAACGGATCGACGGCGTCGGTCAGCACTTCCTTGAGCCACTCGGCGTTCGCCTTCTCGGCGGCCGTGGCGTTGCGGGGCGGCACGATGTCCCAGTCGAGATCCATCACGGCCAGCTTGCGCTTGCCGATCTCGCAGAGCAGGTGCGCGTCGCGCTCTTCCATGTCGGCGAAGAGGCGGTGCTGGGCGGTCAGGTCGCCGTCGTCGGCCTGCTTGAGGATGGACGAGAGCCGGCTCGGCGTGAGGCCGGCGAGCATGGGCGTGAGGTACTGGTTTTCCAGCTGGGTAATGCGGCTGGTCTGCGGTTCCTTGAGCGCCCCGGTGTCGATCGGGTTGCCGTGCTGGTCGAGAATCTTGGGCATGGTCACACCATCCTGCGGCTGCTGCCGCCGTAGTCATCGTCGTGGCCATCCTGGCCGGGGGTGCCGCCCGAGTACGATGGGCGGCGCGGCATCGGCACATAGCCGTCGCAGCGGCCCGGCTCGCGCTCGCGCGTCATGGCGTAGTGGCCGAGAAACAGGGAAATGGCGAAGTCGCCGTGGCGCTGCACCTTCCTGCCGTCGGCGGTCTGGGTCTTGGCCTTGCCCAGCTTGGGCACGCCGTTGATCTTCTTGATGGCGCGCAGGTCGTCGCGGCACTGGTCGTCGCGCGGCAGCTCGTCGAGCGTGGCGTCTTCCAGGGCGGCCTTGAACTTGGGCATCTGTTCCAGGTAGAAGGCATCCGAGAGCTTGATCTGCTCGATGCGGCCGTGCCCCCACTGGTCGGCGGCGTACTCGGCCAGCTCGGCGCCGTTGCCGCCGGCATCCAGCGCACCGGAGAAGAAGCGCGGCAGGCGCGAGACGACATAGGCGAGGATCTGGCGCTGCTGGCTGAACGGGCAGTTGCCCAGCTCGATCACCAGGCGCGGGCGCTGCACCACATCCCGGCCTTCTTCCAGGGCGGTGAGGATCGACAGGTCACCCACGCGGGCGAAGTCGAAGCCGAAGCCGTGGCGGCGCTCGCGGTCGAGCTGCGCCAGTACCGGCCCCAGGTGCTCTTCGCACCAGGCGGCCACCTCGGCGGATCGGATCGGCTCGGGCAGCAGGCCGAATTCGACCGTCCAGCGTTCGCGCACGATCGGCACCTCGGGCACCATGCGGGCATCGATCAGCGCCAGCGGCAGGTAGGTACCGCCGCCGCGCGCCGGGATCGCGTCCAGTTCCTCGGCCGAATCGTCGCCGTAGAAGTTGCGCACGTCGGCAACCCACGCCTCTTCGGATTCCTTGCTCCAGTCGATGCCCTTGCGCAGGCAGACGCGCCGATAGAGGCCGTCCGCCACCGCGTCGCTGAAGGTGATGCGATGCACCGTGCCCTTGCGCTTGCCGGCGCGGATCTCGTTGATCAGCTCGTTGAAGGGGTTGTCGTCGCCGTTGTGGGTGCTGATGATCCTGACCTTGTCGCCCCACATGAGCATGGCCATCGCGGCCTTGATGAGGCCGACCAGGTCGGGCGCGAAGGCCGCCTCGTCGATTACCACCACGCCCTGCTTGCCGCGCAGGTTGGCGGGCCGGCTGGAGAGCGCCACAATGCGCTTGCCGGTCTTCGGGAAGTCGATCTTGTAGAGCTTGATTTCCTTGTCGCCGTCGTCGTGGAAGATGCCCTCCTCGATCTCGCCGGCGGCCAGGTCGAAGGCCCGCGCCCACATGGCGCACGCCTCGATGTATTCCAGGGCCATGTCCTGCGTGGCGCTGATGTAGAAGACATTGGAGCCATCGCTGCCGGAGGCGATCAGCACGTCGTCGGCAGCCTCGCCCCAGGTGAGGCCGATCCGGCGGCTCTTCTCGGCCAGCTTGAGCGGCGACTGATCGGCCACCCAGCGCTGCTGATAGCCTAAAAGCACCGGAGGCGGCGCGTTACTGGCCGCCTCGCGGGAGAGGGTGGATTCGAGCGGATTCGCTTCCCGCTGGGCCGCCCCAAGGGAAGCGCGCCCCCCAGTGGGGGGCAGCGAGCCGGGTTTGCGAGCGTGGGGGGCCATTGCTGTCACGTCGCGATCCCGAGAATGCTGCGGCGTATTTCATCCACGGACGCAGCCGACAGCCCCCCCTTGCGGGCAATGCGCTCGGCGGCATCGGCGGCGGCCTCGATCTTGGCCTTGACCTCGGACTCCCACTTCTTCTGATTGACGGCGGCGCGGGAGAGCTTGGCGATCGGCTCGGCGGCCTTGGCCAGGAGCTTGATGCGGTCGACCGGATCGGCGAGCTGGGCCTCCTGGAGCGCGATCATGGTGTTGAACAGGTCGGTCTGCACCAGGCTCATCACGGCCGCACTGCGCAGGTCGGCATCGTCCGGCGCCGACTCGGCGATGGCGCGGGCAGCCTCGGTGCTGGCCTTCACGGCAGCCAGCTTCTGTTCCAGCTGCTGGCCGTAGCGGTGGATGCTGCTCTTGCCGATGGTGAAGCCCTTGTCGGTGAGCAGCTTCTCCAGCTGCTCGTAGCCCGAGAAGTTGCCCTCGGCCAGCGCCTTGTCCAGCCAGGCGCGCACCTCGGCCGGCAGCGTCGATATCTTCGATCGCTTGGCCATCATGCCTCCAGCCGGGCCGCCCCAAGGGGGGCATGAGCCCCCTCGGGGGGCAGCGAACGAATGTGAGCGTGGGGGGGCATCATCTCAGCCCCAATACTTCACGGGACGGGCGATGCCGGGATCGCACTCGACCGTGTATTCGGCGACATCGACGCCGTAGCGCGTCAGGTCGGCAAACCAGCGGCCCGAGGGTTCCTTGCGCAGCTCGACCAGCTTGCGGTCGGCGAGGTAATCCAGTTCGCGGCGCAGCTCCAGCGGCGTGGCGTCCGGGTAGGTGCTGCGGATCACCGTCATCACCAGCTCCTCGTAGGCGCCGATGGGCCTGGCGTTGTTGAGCGTCAGCAGGATCTGCCAGCGGATGTCCTCGCGGCGCACCTTTTGCATATCAACCATGTCCGGCTCCCTTCATCTGCACCACTTCGAGCTTGTTGTAGAGGGCGTCGAGCTTGGCCTCGATCACCGTTTGCCCGCGCACGTAGTCTTCTCGGCGGACGTAATGCACCGGCAGGTCGGCCTGCCACTTCAGAAAGTCCCGCTCCAGGTTGGTCACCTGGCTGGCCGTGCGGTCTCCCAGGGCGATGTATCGGTCGATATGCTCGCGCAGCGACTTGGCGCCGGCCTCCCTGGCTGTCTCCTGAGCTTGAAATTTTTCGTCAAGCCGCTTGTCGATCTGGGCGCCAAGCACCCTGGCGAAAGCGCCGACGGCGCCGAAGAAGAAGACCAGCAGCAGCACCAGGTGCCAGATTTCGAGCTGAACCGTCACGACAACAAGCCTTTCTCCAGGTCTGCCTGGCAATGAACGCAGGTCTGCACGCCGGGCACGGCCTTGCGGCGCTTCAATGGGATGCCCTCGCCGCAGACACCGCACTCCTGGGCGGAATCGCGCCATGTTTTCCCAGTCATTCCGGATCGGCGCGCCTGAGCTTGCAGCGCGTCCTCGCGGAATTCTTCCTCGCGCTCGGTGGCGCGGTCGAAGATGTCAGTCACCGCCCGGCCTCGTACTCTCGGATGTCGCGGATACGGGCGCGGCAGCGTTCGTAGTAGTCGCCGGCGACGGCGATCCAGCCGGCAACGTCGGTGTCTGTTGCTTCTTCGTCCTCGGGATCGGCGGCAGCAGCGGCAGATCCTCCGTGTAACGCGCCGGCAGATTCTGGCGGTCGCAGACCGGTGGCTTGGTCGAGCACGCGGAGAGCAGTGCCGCCGAGGCAAGGGCGGCCGCGAGTGGCAGTTTTGAGCGCATGTTGTGTCTCCTGGAGCTTGGTTGTGAGTTCGCGATCGCGGGCGGCAGCCTTGCGGTCGATGTCGTCGGCCAGCGCCTGGCGGCGCTCGACTTCCTTGCGCCAGGCATCGGCCTGGTCGAGCAGATCCTGCTGGTGCTTGTTCTCGATGGCCAGCACGCGGGCTTCGCCCCGGCTGCCTTGCCATGACCAGGCGACACCGAAGCCCAGGCCCGCGCAGAGCAGGTAGGGCGAAACGATTCTGAGCAGGCCGAACAGTGCGTTCATGGGCATTCCACTCCCAGCCCCCAGCTCGCGTAGAGCGGTTGCCTCAACAGGATCAGGCGGGGATAGGCGAGGTTTTCCCGGCAGTGCGAGACATGCCGGGTCGCCTGGCCGCACTGCGCATCGATCGCGCCTCTGTCCGTAGAGGGTGCGGCCAGGCGTGCCTCTTTGAGCCAGTGTCCCAGCCCGCCGTTGTAGCCGCGTAGCGCGCCCCACCAGCGGTCGCAGGCGTTATTGGCCGGCGCGATCCTGTCGTGCAGCCACTTGTCGTAACGCGCCAGGGCGCGCAAGGCCCAGACGGGGTTCCCGGTATCCGCACCCTTGAGGGCCGGATCGATGCCACCGATCCAGTCCGCCGTCGCCGGCGTGAACTGCGCAAGGCCGTGCGCGTATGGCGATTGCGCATCCGGCCGCCAGGCGGACTCTTGATGCACTTGCGCCGCCATCACGGCGACCGGCGCTTTCAGCCCCCACGCCAGACGCGCGGAGCGCACCAGGTCGGCGCGATACTTGAGCGCCTGGCGTGGCACGGGCTGCAGGTCGGCGGCGAAGGCACCCGAACTCCAGAGCGCCAGCGCGAGAAGCGCCCAGACGATGAGCGCCGTCGGCCAGGAGGGCTCCCAGTCACGCACCGAGGCTCACTCCAATGATGCACGCGCCGACGATGATGGCTCGGCGCAGGTAGGCGGCGGCGGTCTCGATGCCCGGCGCCAGGGCCAGGTCATCCGGGCGGGCATAGGGGAACAGGCTGCGGTCGATCCAGTAGCCGACGGCGGCGGCCAGGCTGACCAGGGAGAGCTTGTAGAGCGTGACGGGGAGCTGCTGCGGGGCGATCAGGGCGATCGCCAGCGTGAGCGCGGCGGCGATCGCCACCCAGTCAGCGAGACGGGGCAGGCGCATGGGCGGCCTCCTGGTAACGGGGTGGGTTGAAGACGCAAGCCCCGGAGCGCGGCAGGAAGCGGGCGCGCTCCTCCACCGTCCGGCCGGCGCGGCAATAGCCGTAGCCGGCTAGCGACGAGGATTCAAGGCTGCGGCAGGCGCCGCAGGTGTGCGGAGTGGGTTGCATGCGCGCCAGTTTCGCGCGCGCACGTCAGTCGGCTCTATTAACCGGGGTTAGAAACAAATGCGAAGGGGGCGGGCGATTGCTTATCGAGGCAGATCGCGACGCAGGGCGCTTTCGCGATACTGACGCCGGCCGGCTGTTCGAGGCCGACATCATAGTAGCAGCGATGGCCGGCGGCCTTGTAGGCCGGAGGAATGACCTGGGGTCTCTCGGAGACGGAAAGTTCGATACGCACGACCTTCTTCCAGCCGCGATCACGTTCGTCGCTCAAGTTAGCCGGCGCGAAGCGGGTCTCACCGTTCTGCACCAGGTCTCCCCAATACCTGGCCATACCGGGACAGGCCGCCACCAGGGAGCGCGCTGCGCTCGCCAGTTCCCTGACTTCGCTGTCCGCCAGTCCACTGCCGAATTTGAACACCAGCTCGCGCTCGCCGCCGCCGCAAGCCACCAAGGCTGCGACGAGTGCCAGCATGGCGGCTGACCGAAGAATCAACGCTACCCCTTTACCGGCGACCACTCGCCGCAGTGCTCGGTCTTCCTGCCCTTGACCTTCGAGCAGGTGCGCTCGATCGCCACGCCGTCCGGGCGCGTGGAGCGCATCTTGATGAAGATGCCGCCCTCGCTGATGAAGCTCTCGATGGCGCGCGCTGTGGCGGCCTTGGCGGCGCCCACGCGGGCTTCGGAGTCACCCTTCCGGGCATGCACTTGGATTTGTAGCACGCGGCCGCTGTCCGTCTGCGCTACCGCGCATGAAATGCCGTCCTTTTCCGGGGTAACACCCTCGCACACGGCGAGCGCCGACGTTGACAGGATCACGCCGACCAGAATTGCAGTAATCCGTTTCATGATTCCTCCTGAAACAAGGCGCCCTGACGCTTCGCGCGCATGGCATCGCCGACGGACTTCATGCGGCGATAAATGTGAATGACCGATAAATCATACTCCCGCGCCAGTTCGGCGTGGTTCTTGCCGTTGAACTTCTCCCAGATTTCCAGATCGCGGCGACTGATGTCAATGGCCGTGCCCTTGGCGAAGTAGATCGCTTGTCCACCCCAGTCTGCGCGCATCTGGTCGGCGACCTCGATGCCGATCTGCGCGGCGGCCTCTGCCTCGAGGCCGCGCCTGGCGACGGCTGCCGCGACCTTGTCGGCCAGATCGGCAATGAGCTGGGGGGCAGCGTCCATCAGAGTGGTCTCCCGTTTTCAGCTATGCCACCGTCTGGCGGCGGAGCATCCTTTGCCTTGAACTTGCGCGTGCGCTCCAGAGCGCCGGCGAGAATCCACAGCTCCCCGGCACTCATCATCTCCAGGCGCCGTTCGACACCATGCTGGCGGCGGGCCACGCCCTCGGCGTATGCCTTGCCGGTCTTCATCGAGCGGCAGACCGCGCATATCTTGCGCAGCAGCGGCCGGTTGTCTTCGGCGGCGCGATCAATGAAAGCCCACTCGTTGTCGCGTTTGAAGCTGCCCTTGGGCTTCTGCTCGCCGAGCTGGGCGACCAGGCGGGCCAGCGCGCCGCCTTCGAGATCGGCGGCAGAACGCTTGCCGGTGCGCGCGTACAGGATGTCGCGGTAGGTCTCGTCGTCCCAGCCCTGTTCCTTCTTGATGCAGTGCAGGCGGGCGAGCAGTTGGTTGCGGGTGGCGGGCATCATGACCTCCGATATGTCTTGGTGAGATCGCCCTTGACGCAGCGCTCACGACGGCGAACGACGTTGGCCAGAAGCGCGCGGTCGTGGTGGCTATGCTGCGCCTGGCGCAACAAGCCGAAGTAGCTGTTGGCAACGGCGAGAAAATCCTCATCCGGCGTTACAGCGACCCGGCGCAGCGCTTCCCGCACCGTGCGGAGACGGGTTGCCCGGTGCCACGGCTTCAGGACATGGCCGACGAAGTCGATGCCGCGCTCAACTGGTTGCAGAATGGTCTTGGCCGGGTTGAGGCGCTGGCGCAGGCGATCTGCGAGGAACGACGCGATCTTGGCCTTGGCATCGTTGAGCCACTGCGGCGACTCGTGCAGCAACACGAAGTCGTCGACGTAGCGGATGTAGTGCCGGGCACCGACGCGATGCTTGACGAACTGGTCGAGCGCATCGAGGTGCACATTGGCAAAAAACTGGCTGCTGAGGTTGCCGATGGGCAGGCCCAGGTGGGCAGGCTGGCTGGCCAGGCGCTTATGCGGCGGCACCAGCTCGACCTCGGCCGGCGAGCCGCGCAGCTCGAAGTCCTGGCGCGGGTCGTGAAACAGAATGGTCTCAGCTAAGCGCATCCACCAGGGCTCAGTAACGCGCGCGGCGAGCTGCTCGCGCAGGATTCGCTTGTCAATGGAGACGAAGAAGTTGGCAAGATCCAGCTTCAGGAACCAGGCCGGCCGGCTCCAGTTCTGGGTGATGCTGCGCGCCTTGGCCTCCAGGCGCCGCGCGGCGTAGAGGGTTCCCCGGCCGGGGATGCAGGCGCAGCTATCCGCCACGAACGCGGCATGAAAGCGCGGCGCAATGCGGTTGTAGAGCAGGTGATGAACAATCCTGTCGCGGAAGTCCGCCGCCCAGACTTCGCGGGGTTTGGGCCGGGTGACGATGAAACAAATCGAGTGGCCGGGCCGGTAGGTGCCGTCGGCCAGCTCGCGGTAAAGGCGGTCCAGGTTGGGCTCCAGGCGCTGCTCGAAGGCGAGCGCGGCCCCGCTGTTGCGCTTGTTGCGCCGGCAGTCGAAGTAGGCGTCGACCAGCTCGGCGAAAGAAAGATCAGCATGGTGGCGCGCGGCTTGATCTGCGGACGGCGCGAGCGCGGCCCTCGTAGCTCTTGTGGTTGTTGTTCTGGTTGCCGTTGTTGAAGTTCTGATTCCAGGCAAAGCCAGCGTCGGAGGCGAGCTGCGTCCATTCGTGCTATCCACGTCGCCCCGCCGAAGGCTCATTGGCGTCAATGGGCCGATCAGCGGGGAAACTGCGCCGGACGCGGCCCGGCTGCTGCCGGCGGTTTCCGTGGTGCGCATGGCGGTGGGCTTGTGGCCCAGCGGCACGACCAGATTAAAGAATCGCTCAGTCATGGCGGCCTTGACCATCATGAAGCAGGCGAACGTGCGGAACGGCGCCATCCACCGGCCTGCCGGCTGACGCTACGCGTCAGCTCGATGGCCTTGGCGTACTGGCCTCTCGATATCAGGCGTTTGTCGCAGGACAGGCGAAGCATCAGCTCGATCACCTGGACGCGCTCGATGAGCTTGTCCAGGTGCGGCGTCTTGTCCTGCGCGACGTTGGCCCGAAAGATCAGCGTCACGATGCCGACGCATTCGTCACGGAGCTTGCCGCCGATGCTCGCCTTGAAGTCGCGCGGCATGTTCTTGGCGAGATCCGTGCTGACGTCGAACAGGTCGTAGGCGACCTTGTAGATCGGCAGTTCGGTGTGGAGAGCCATGCTGATGTAAATCGAATTACTGAATTACTGAATGGCTAATCTGCGGACGGCGCGAGCGCGGCCCTCGTAGCTCTTGTGGTCGTAGTGCTGGTAGCCGTCGTGGAAGCCCTGACCCCAGGCAAAGCCAGCGTCGGAGGCGAGCTGCTCGCGCGTCCAGTACCACTCCGGCGCGAACACAGCCTTCATGGTGGCGAACAGCAGCGCCGACTCGACGCGGTCGGGCAGCTCGCCGCCGAGGGACTGCGCCCATTCCATCGCCTGCTGCCACTTCGCGCCCTTCTTCTCGCCGGGCAGCAGGATCAGATAATGCCGGCGACTGCCATCGGCGCTGATGATCACGCCGACGAATTTCTCGCCCTCGTTGAGAGACGGGAACGGGACGCTGATCGGAAAGGACGGCTGCTGCTCGAAGGCCGCGATCATCGCGGCAAGCTTCGACTGTTCGTTCTTTATGGCTTCGAGGGTAACGGTCATTGCGGTAGCTCCTGAAATGGATGAATGGACGAATTACTGAATGGGCAATCTGCGGACGGCGCGAGCGCGGCACTCGTAGCTCTTGTGGTCGTAGTCCTGGTAGCCGTGGCCGAAGTACTGAAGCCAGGCAAAGCCAGCGGCGGAGGCGAGCTGCTCGCTCGACCAGTACCAAGCGGCCTTGAAGTGCTCGCGAAGGTTGGCGAACAGCAGCGACTGCTCGCGTCGGGTCGGCAGTTGGCCGATGCCGGACTTGGCCCAATCCATCGCCTTGTTCCAGGTGGCGCGCTCGATCTCGCCAGGCAGGAGGATCAGGTGGTAATCCTGATCGCCGTTCTTGCCGATGATGATGCCGGCGTACTCTTCGCCGGCCGCGAGGTTTTCCTTGATCCACTGTTCTTTGCTCATGACGATCTCCATAGAGGTGGTGGGCGTTACTGTGGTGGTATTGAAGCGGTCTCGAATAGATCGCCAACGGCCAGGCGCGCACGGCGCGTGGCATAGGCGGTTTGCTTGTGGTGGTCGACGTCATGCCGGAGGTGGCAGCGCTGGCACAGGTGCGCCAGGTTGTCGTCGTCGCAGGCTTCCGGCCTGTGGTCATGAACGTGGGCCACGGTCAGGACGATGCGGATGATCTTCAAGCTGGAGCCGTCATTGCAGGCCACGGCGTCTCCAGCCTTGTAGCCGGCCTCTCGCAGTGCGCGAGGCATAAAGACGAACTCCCCATCCGCTTGGCGATAGCCGACAGTTCCGTTCGGCACACCGCACCACTCGCAGCGGTTCCCGGAGCGGGCGCGGATGCGCTCCCTGATCTCGGGCCAGTTGGCCGGGTAGCGCGAGCGGTTTTCGGGGCGGATGGGCATGGCGTCAATCTCAGTGGATCAGGTAGCTTCTTCCATGCCGTAGCGAATGCAGGCGCCGACCAGTGGCCCGATGATGGCGCTGACGGCGCACCATGCAACGAACAGCGAGATCACGCCGGCACCTCTTCGGTCGCATCACGCAGCAGTGCGTCGACCATCTTGTCGACAGCGCTGTCCACCGGCCTGATGAAAACCTGCTCGCCGGTATCGACCACACGGCAGCCGATCTTTTTGAGCGCGGCGACGTCGAGCTGGTTGATGGCTTCTTTGAGCGGCTTCCCCGTCCAGCGGATCAGCGCCTCGGCCTGGTCTGGCAGGTATTTCTGTATCGCGGCCACAACGGCGTCACCATCGTCCCAGACGATGCCGCCCTTTCCCTTCATGTAGCCCAGGCGCAGGCCGTGGAAGGTGACGGTCTTGGGCTTTTGGAATAACTCCGGGGCGGCCTCGATCAGATCCTTGAGGGCGTCGTGGTGCTCGGCAGCGGCAGCAATGGCCTTCTTGATGCGCGGCAGCTCGGTGCGCTTGAGCGCCTCGATGCCGTCGTTGAGGTCTGTGATGATGGCGGCGACGCGTTCGCGCGCTTCGGCGTATTTCTTGGCGCGGGCTTCGATGTCGGCGAGTGTGGTCATGCGGGTTCTCCGGTGGGTGGGTTGGTGGGGTTGGTGAGGCGGTAGAACCATAGGGCGCCGTCGCGGCGGCAGGCGATGTCGAAACCGTTGGCGCGCAATTCTGCGATCGCGCTGTTGACGGCGCAGACGCGGGCGCCGGCAACGATGTCCAGGGTGCTGTACTCGCGCCCGTCGGCGAGCAACTGGGCGACGCGTTGCAGGCGGTCGGACTGTTCGAGGCGGGCGGCGTGCATGGCGGGCTCCTGGCTAGCGGTAGCGCACGATGGCGGGGGTGTCGTAGGGCGAGGAGCCAAGGCGGCGGCAGCCCTGGCACAGGCGGTTGTGGGCGCCTTCGGACAGGAAGGGCTTGCCGCAGCACATGCAGGGGCGCTGGGTGGTGCCCTTGCGCCGGTGCGGCTTGATAGCGGTGGCCGGCTTCGCGGTGAGGCGCTTGTGGACGGCGGTGTGGGACAGGCCGGTGAGCTGGCAAAGGTCGCGGATGGTGGTGCCCGCCGCGCGCAGGGCGTGCAGGTCGTGGCGGATGGCCCGCTTGTTGTGGGGGGTCATACCTGGCCCTCCAGGTTGCAGCCCTCGACGAAGCGCGCCAGGGCACGCATGTCGTCGGCGTCGAGGGTCATGGTTTCCTCGCCCTTGACGATCATCAGCGAGCGGTCCGACCACCAGCCGAAGCGCGCCGGCTGCTGGCGCATGAGGAACTGCGGCGGGGCGGGGTCGAGCACCTTGCGCTCCGGGGCGTTCATCAGTGCACCCTCCGGGCGAACTCGGCGATGCGCATCAGCTCGGCCTCGGCTCGGGTGATGGTCCAGCGGATCTGGCAGCCGAAGCGCACGGCGACCAGGGTGACCTCGGCCTGGGTGGTGCGGTAGGTGCCGGCATCGCTCCACAGGGGGCTCTTCGGCGTGGGCTGGACGATTTCGACGCGCACGCCGGTGCCGGCGATGGTGACGCTGAGGACGGTCTCGCCGTCCATCATGAGGCGCTCGATGCAGCGGGCGGCGTTGAGCTGGCCGCGTAGCGCCAGGGCGTTGAGCGCGGCGCGCTCCTCTTTCGTCAGATTCATGGCTTGGCCTCCTGGCATGGCTTGATGGCGCAGGTCTGGCACTCGCGCCAGATGCGCATGGCGAGCGGGTTGTGGGTGGGGGCGGCGGCGAGCGCCTTGCGGCATTCGGCGCGGGCGACGCGGCCGCCGGTGGCCGGGCAATCCACGTCGGATTCGAGGTCGAGCACGCGGCCGATGAAGGTCTGTGGCACGACCTCGTAGGCGCTGCTGCCGGTGGAGAGCGCGCGGCTGACGTAGCTGCGCGAAACGCCGAGGCGCTCGGCGACGCCAGCCTTGCCGCGCGGATGCAGATCGACCTCGCGGGCAAGGATGGCGCGCCAGTCGGGGGCTGGCGTTACAGCGGCTTCACTTTGCATAAATGGCGTCCTCTTCGGTAACGGGGCGTACCCAGACCGTCTTTCCGAGGTTCGGGTCATAGATGGCGTCGGCACGGCAGACCATCGGGGGGCGGGGTCCGGTATTGCTGATCAGGCGGTAGCGGGCCTGGATGCCCCCACGACCCGTGCCCTTGCCGGGCCGGGTGCAGTCGAGGTACTGCGCAAGGTGCAGGTTGCGCAGGTAGTCGCTGGCGGCGATTTCGCGCACTGGGATTTCCGGCGTGCTGGCGTGGGCGGCCAGCTCACGGGCGTTGGTGTCACCCTTGAGCGTGCGCAGCGTCCGCCACATTTGCTCCTGGGCAAGGCCCTGGGTGACAAACGTTCCATCCTTTCGCACGCGCGGGGCCTCGGCTCCGGCGTCGCGCGCCAGCTTCCAGCGCTTCGGGATGTTGTGCCCGCCGGAGTAATGCTTCTGAACGATGACGATGAAGCCTGACCGTTCAAGGCCGATCGTGTAGTCGCGGACGGTGGCGGTGCATTCGGCGCCGATAACGATGTCGGCCAAGCCGAAGTCACCCTTCCAGGATCGGATGCGATCCCAAACGCGCTGACGCAGGCCCTTGCCGCCGGCCAGTTCGAGAGGGGCGGGCTTACGTGCCATCAAGCGGCCCTCCGGGGCGCTTCGCCGGTGTAGATGGGGGTGTCGCCCCAGACGCGCAGATCGACGCGCTCCCAGCCCTCGACAGCGGCCTTCTCGGCGATACCGTTGAGGTTGACGCAGACGCGGCGGACGCTGCCGCCGGAGAGCTTGACCAGGTGGTCGAGCAGATCCTCGCCGACCTTGATGCCGGCGGCGTAGATCGGCGCAAGAGCCTTGGCGTCCTGGAGGCTGACCGGCTGCGCCGGCACCCAGGAGAGCACGCGGCTATGGAAGCGCTCCCAGCGCTTGAGCTTCTGTGGCAGCAGTTCCTCACCGGCGATGATGATCGGGCTCTGGCTGCCTTCGTAGATATCTCGTACTAGCTCGACCATCGACCTTCCCTTGTCGACGCAGTGGTCGAATTCGTCGATCATCAGCGGACGGCGGCTGGCGGCGAGCTGGGCGCAGATCGCGTCGAGCATCTGCGGGATGGTGCCGTTCTGGCGCATGCCCATCTCGACCAGGATTTTTTCCAGCAGGGCCTTGCGGCCCCAGGCGCTGCGCATTTGCACGTAGTAGGCGCGGGTGCTGTTGGCGGCGGCGAGCAGGCTGGTGGTCTTGGCGTAGCCGGCGGGGCCATAGTGCGCGGCGAAGCCGGGCAGGCCGTTGGCGCGGCCGTTGAGCCGCTCCACGGCGGTGCGCACCAGGTCGAGGTTGTGAATCTGTGCGGTTTGTGACATTCTTGAAGCTCCTATGTAGTTGCAGCAAACGGGCCGTTGCGTGATGGCGTCACGCAGCGGCCTTTCTCTTTCCCGCTTCGGCGCGGTATTGCGCGGAACTCGGGTACATCCGGTGCCAGCGGGCATCGGCTTCGGTGGTGACCTGGCCGGCGGTGATCGCGGCATCGAGCGCGAGCCAGTCGGCGTAGTTTTCGGCGGGGGTGCGGTCGGAGCGGGACACCGCGCCCGAAGCCATGCCGGGACGAACTGTCGTGTCCGACGCCGCGTGTTCTGGCGCGTCCTGTTGGTCTCGGGGGGCTTCGGGCGGGTGTTCGGCTATGACGGCGAGCGCCTCGGCGTCGATGACACGGCCGCCGAGGACGATCTGGCTGCTGACCGGGGCGGCGATCATGGTGCCGGTGCGCGCACGCACCGCCTCGGCCTTCTTCGACAGCCGCTTCAACTGCGCATCGGCGCGCTTGTTCTGGGCGATCTCGTACTGGCTTTGGGCACGGTAGCCGGTGGCCTTGACCAGATCGGCCACGAAGAGGAAGGCGCCGTCGAGCGACTTGACCCACACCGCGCGCCAGTCCATCGGATCGATGGCAGCCATGACTTCCTTGCCGTTCCAGGCGCCGATCTCCGGGTGGTGGTAACGCTGGCCGTTGCCCACCGGGCTGATGGCCTCGCGGGTTACTTTGCAGCGCACGTGCGGCCGGAACAGATCGACCAGGTGATGCTCTTCCAGCGCCACCGGCAGCCAGCCATTGTCGATGTGTTCTTGCAGGCATTCGCGTGGCGTCTGGTGGCGACGTTTGCCAGTGGCCGGGCAGGTGATCTTCGGCAAGCTGCGATGCGGCTTGTCATTGAACTCATCAACGACGCGGTTGATCCAGTCTTCGGCCTCCCCGACGCTCATGAAGACGCGCCCCTTGCCCATTTTCTCGGCTTCGCGGCGGAATTGATCGCGCGCCACCAGATCGCCTGCCTTGACGGCCTTCACCATCTTCTCGGTGAGCTTTTTAACGCGCTTGAGTGAGAGGCTGTCCATGCCCTTGCCCTGGTAGGTGGCCAGTTCGCGCGAGCGGCGGTCAAGGTAGGTGTTGAAGTTCTCGCAGATGCCATTGGCCTGCGAGTTGCCGACTTCCTTTGGATGCACGACATGAATGCCGGCACGATCGGCCAGCGAAGCCCACGGATCGGTGGTAAAGCGCGGGCTGCGCTTCACCACCTTGGTGCTGTCCGTCTGCAGCACAGCCATCATGCCGCCGACGCGCACGCAGCGCTCCAGTCCGGCGGTGATGACCTCGTAGGTTTCCGTCAGGCCGATGCCCGGTGGCGTTACAAAGCGCGTGGCGACGTCGTGGAAGTGCCAGACTTCGTAGGTGACAAACTCTCCGGTGATCGGGTGCGGCGCGGTGAAGTGGGTATTCCAGCCATCGGCATGCACTTCCAGCCAGGGGGCCATGCCGGCATTTGTGCGCGGCGACCAATGCTTGTGCGAGCGCAGCGCCGACCCGGTGTAACGCCCCTTGAGTTGGTCTATCTGGCTGAATTTGTCGGTGAAGAAGCGATAGACCGTGTCGTAGCTGGGCGGCACATCGCCCCAGGCCGGGTTCCACTGCGCCTCGATCTGCTCATGAATCCATGAATACTCGCTGCCTTGCGGGCGCTGCCGCAGGGCGACCGCGAACGCATACCAGGGCTTGACGGACATATCGGGCAGCACCTTGAGCGGCGCGCTGCGCCCGCGCTTCTTCTTCGCCGCCTTCCACTTATTGAGGGTGTCGAGGTTGAGGCGAGAATCCTTCCGGCGCTTGTCCCAGGCATGCTCATAGCCCCAAGCCAGCGGGCCGGGCAGCGTACCCGCGTAGTGGTGGGCGTTGAGGTGTTCGATGGCGCGCGCCGCGCTGCCGGCGAAGGCGGCAACGAAGTCGAGAATGCGGTCGCGGGCGCGCTCGACATCAAGCTGGCCGCTGTCTGGCGCGGCCAGCGCAGGAATAAAAAGGCCCGCCGATCGCTCGGGGCGCTCGATGGCGGGCAAAGCCCCGGCGGCTGAAGAAACCGGGGTGGAGGAGACAAGAGTCGGCGCGGGCAGCGCGGCGGCGCGGTGCATCAGAAGCGCGTTGCGCACGTCGGGGGGAAGGGTGGAGACAGGGAAAAGGCGCTTGGCTCGGCCAGGGTGTGGGATCTCGGTGTAGGGCCAGGACTCCTTTATGGCGCGCTTCTTGACCGCCTGCAGCGACACCTTCAGCGCCGCCGCGATTGCCGCGAAATCGGCCGTCGCGCTCATGATTCACCCTCCCCTAGCAGCTTCTTCAGCGCCCGCTCCTGCCGCGCCAGGTCATCGCGCATCCGCGTGATCCGCCCGAGCTGCGCCTCCAGCGCCTCGCGCCCGACCGAAAGCCGCGCCCCGCGCAGGTCGGCCAGCCAGGCCGTCACGTCGTGGGTTTCCACCGCCGACTCGAAGGCCGGCAGGTATTCCAGCGGGAAGCGCCAGGCTTCGCGGCTCTCAGCCGTCCAGGCGTCGAGCTGGTTCTTGGTGATGTCGCTGCCGGTCAGCTCGGACATGCGCGCCGCCACCTGGTAACGCGACAGCGGGCTGGCCTTGAGCAGGTTGGAGAGTAGGTGCCGCAGCGCAAGGCCGACATCGAGGGCACCCGGCAGCGCCGCGCGCGGCGCCGGCACCTCGAACAGGTCGCCTGTGAGCAGATCCGCCGCGCGCCTCACAGCCACCCCACGCAATAGGGCGAGGGTTCATCCCGGCGGTATGATTGCGACTCCCCAGCCACAAACCACCCGCACAGGAGAACCCTCGTGAAAAAGCAGCAAGTCATCACCGGTGAGCGGTACATGGAGATCATGTGGCCGCTCAACGACATGTTCCGCGCGCGGCTCCACGAGATCCGCACCCTTCCGTATGACGCGGCCTTCGAGGCCGAAGCCGACGCCGCCATCGGGCGGATGGCGGACGATGCCGCCGAGGCCTGGACGGGGCTCTCGCCCGGCGCCTGGCGTGTGCTTCTCGAACGCCACCTGCAGATGCTGGCGGTGGCGGCGGCCAACATGGCGGCAGGAAATCCGCTCATGACCCTACCCCCTGGCCCGCCTCTGTCTGAAGGCGATCTAAGAGTCGGGTTAGCGCTGACTTGGCTTCTGCGAATGAAGCTCCCGTTTCCAGAAGCCGATCGAGCGCGCTATGAATTTCCGCTGCAGCCTTCTGCGAAAGGGCACTAGCCACGCGAAAGGCGCTGGCGGTGCCGCTCTGCGTCGCGTTGAACCACCCTTCAGGCAACCGTGTGGGTTTGATCATGTCTACGCCGCCCTCCTCAGGTTGCCATTGACGTGGGCGCACACGGTGGTAGCCTTCCGCTTGTGGCTGGGCTGCCCGCGCGCCACCAGTAGGCGCGAGCCGTCGGCGTTGTAGCGCGACGGCCAGATCACCATCGGATGCACGCCGAGCGCGTCGGCGATGCGCCGCTCCGCCGGCAGCCGCCTCTCGCGCAGTGCGCCGATGACGGCCTTCGGGCTCACGCCATGCTGCTCGGCCAGCTTGCGCAGCGTCAGCCCGCGTTTGTGCAGGGCCGCCACCACATCGGCGGGATGCCAGTCGATACGGCTGGCTTTTTTAGGGGTGCGTTTTGTCCTCATGGGACGGCATTACACCACCAATAATGGTGGTATGTCAACGCCGCATACAACCATTTATTTCGGTTGCCGCTGGCCAATTTTGGCGGCTGCTATAGGAATGACGAAAGTCAAAGAAAAATCAATGCGTTACATGCAGCAGCAACCAAAACGCACAGTTGCCGCTGTGGTTGCCGCTGGAAATGCCACAGCGGCAACCTGTAATTCAGCTGAAATAGGTGCGCGTATGAAAGTTGCGCGGGAGGCGCTCGGGCTGTCCAGGCCAGCCTTTACCACCAAATGCGGTGGTATCACTGTCAGGACTCTCGAAAACAACGAAGGTGGCGCAAATGAAGCTGGCGCTGGCCTTATTGCGGCATTCACGCTCCTCGGCATCAACGCCAATTGGCTGCTGACTGGCGAAGGGCCGATGCTGCTGAAAGACCTGGCTGTCTCGTCAAGCGCGCTGGCACCCGCCGCCCTCGACCTGGCGGCGCTGCAGACGGTGGCGGAGCTGCTCGAAGATGAGCTGGCCAGGAAGCATGCCCGCCTCGATCCCGCTCGCAAGGCGGAGGTGATTGCCCTGCTCTACGAGGAGGCGGTGGCTGAAAGCGAGGAAGAGCCGCGTCGCGGCAAGGTCTTGCGCCTGCTCAGGCTCGTGGCATAATTCACAGGCATAACCAAGGGAGAAGTCATGAATCAAGAAAAGCAAGAACGCCTCAACCGGCTGCTCGCCGGCGCCGTGCCTGACTACGCCACCAAGCCCGCGTCCGCCGTAACCGTCCAGGTGGTCGTTGTGCCTTTGCCGATCCGGCTCACAAAAAAAACGAGCTTCCGTTGTCCGTAACGGACGCTGTAAATCTTCCCATCCGTATCGTTCCTACTTCACGGACTGACATTCCCTGACCGGCCAGTGCCAAATGCCGCGCAAATTTGATCGTTCCGGGCGCACTTTCAAGCGCAAACGCTCAATTGTCCGTTTGGCACTATTTCTCGCCTAACATCCCGGCCGGTTTCGGTTTTTCCCGCCTAGTCCCGGTTTTGTTGGCAGTGCCAAATGAACCGCTCCCCCACACGCCCGCCCATAATCTCCCCATCGACCGAGCAAGGGATCACCATGTTCCAGGTGCGCATCCACGGCCGCGGCGGGCAGGGCGTCGTC